CGACCTGGTAATGTGGTGAGCTTGTAAGCCCCGACATTCGGTGGTTTTACCCGGAAAAGTTGTTGGTACCCACCATATGCTGGAACTTCCGGTCCTACATTCAGACCTGGACCTACATGGACCTTTTCAACTGGACCAACGTTTTGCATATTACCTGACCGATACGGGTTTGAAGTTTCGGCGAGGTACGAAGGAAGACCACCTGGATACCTGTTAGGGGTTATATCGGCAAATGTATTACCTTCGGAGTACAAATCACCTTTTGTTGCTTTTTTTTCACCTGTATACGTGTCAGTTATTCGACAGTAGGATTGTTCACTGTTATCTTCTTTGATTGGATGGAGGACTGCAGTAGCTGGTTCGTACTTTTCTTTTGATTTGTTCATTTGGTTGCCCATATAGGCAATACCCAAGATACCGGCGATTGCCAACAATTCAGCCATATTTACATTTTATAAATATTTTAATTACCTAAGTACCGCTGTGCGTACATTGCGTTTTGATTATTGGCCCGAGTGCTACCTGGTACGATGACATGGCTTTCTATAGCTTCGCCACAAGGCATCTTGTTCAAAGGAAACACCTGCTGCTCGTACGTATCGACATAAATCTTTTTGAAATGTGAAGTTGACTGAGGTCGGAGTGTATCATCGAGATCAATAAGGCTATTCGGAGCACCTTTACCTGCTCTATAGGGTGCCGTTCCGTACAGTGCGGTGTTGGGGCGACCAAAGTAGTGTAGACTGCTCGGTTGAGGAGGGACGACAAACGTATCTGTTGCTGGATTTGTAGGCAAAGAGGATTGTTCAATGTTTAAAAGTCCAGGCTGTAATTGGTAAGACATCTATTATTATAACTATTTAATATATTAAATTATTAAGGATTGCGTATAGTCCCTGAAAGATCAAGACCAGCAAACGACTCCGGTTGAGCCCCTCTGGCATTGGGGTCGCACATCGATGGATCGTTGCGACACAGTGGTCGGTTCTTCTTGCCGTAACACCATTCGGCAAAAGCAGTCTGGTCACCTGGGATCGTACTTACTGGTGCGGTAATAAACTGCCGAGCCGCTGCTCGTTGTTGATACTCGGGCAAAGCACTGCGTGATCGAGTATTACTTATCGGGTACGTTTTTTCCACATATTTACGTACATCGTCTTGGACGTCTTCGTATAAACAGGCTCCTAGACGATTAGGCTGATCTGTATAATCACTCAAAAGAACATTAGCCATCGGATTATCTTTCGAGGGTCGTTGACACAACTGTTCTTCACCTGAAAAATATTCCTTGACGATTTTACCTCTGTACATTATAAAAAGTATACATAAAGCAAATATAACTATAATAGGAAACCGGTTGTCTTTTTTTAGGATATACAATAAAATACCACTGTATATGATGAACCGTGATGTCGCATTGACCCTCTCAGCTACACTTTGGGTTTTAGAAGGCCAAAACGACAATAACTTATCTGAACGTATAAGATGCCGAGGATCTTCAAACCAGATCCGTTCACTCATGTATTATATTACTATTGTGTTAGTTTTTTTTCACCCATCATGCCACCCAGTGAGGATATAAGTCCGGACATTCCGGACATGAGGGTCTTTTCGTCGAATGTACCGTCACCATTTTGCATGCTAAGTGCACACTTGTTTGCGACGTCTTCTATAGCGCTCAAGGCCTCCTGAGGAATTGAAGTGATGGTGGTCCCAAGGAGGTACAGGGTCTGTATGTATTGCCAGATAGCACTTTTGGTGTTTTCTGACAAGTCATCCGTCCAAAACTTGAGCAGGTCTATACCCATAACCTTTTCCATTTCGGTAAAAAATGCAGTGTCCTTCTGCATAATCTTATCAGCTGATTTAGCTGAACCTCTCATGTACATGTCTATACATTTACGGGGGTTGGTTTTACGAAGAAGTTCGAATGATGTCGAGTACTTTTTCACACTGGGTTCTTCTGGAAAAGTACGCGAGAGTTCGTTGAGGAATTGTTCCATCATGTCACACCAAGCTGTAATAGAAGACATTTACTATTATAAACTTGTATTCTTTAAGTTTAGAAAGGTTCACTTGATATGGTTTCACGCGTAGTGGACGCCATGTGAACTATAAAATAGACCATAATGGCGTTCAGAATAGTTGGTTTTATATATACACTGTTATCTTGTGGCGGTATTCCATTCATGGCGTCTTTTCCATACATGTATCCGTAGGTTATAACAGCGGCAGCTAAAGAGGCGTATATCGGGTTGCGAAGGTTCTCCATTGTATTACTCTATAATTGAGTTTTCTTTTTTTCATCTGGCGCGGCACCGAAGAGAACACCGTCATCATCAGGTTCTTCCTTCGGAGCCTTGACTTGAATGTCTTTCGTTTCTTCTGTTTCGGGTTCCTGAGGTTCTTCTTCCTGTTCTTCCTCAACTTTAAAAGGTTCCGGTTCGATAATTTCCGGTTCGATGGGTTCGAGTGTTCCGATATCGTCGATGTCCGACTGTGAAATATACGTTTTTAGAATTTCCTGGATGGGTACAAGTTCTTTGATGGTTTCATCGATACCTGTCTTAAATCGACTGCCGAGTGTCCGATCTCGTTCAAACTCATTGGACTCTTCGTGGTAAATATAGGGATCTTTGAACAGGTCATGAGCAGCTTTGATATAACACGCGTGTAAGAACTCTTCGGTCGTAGGCAACTTTATAGAAATCTTTTTGGTTTCAGTTTTTATACGAACTGAGGATAGTATCTTGACGTGACTTATGAACACGGCCACCAATAAATCATTGAACCAAGGGCACTTCTGCAGCAGTCTGGTGTTATGTTCAGCTATCATCGAATTGTTCCAGTGTTTAGTTTCTCGCAGTAAGTTTTGGAACTTTTGTAAAGTTTTACCACGGGGTGGTTTACCAGCTTCGTTGTACATTTCCTGGAACACTTCAATCATAAGTGGGCACATGATTGAATTGAGCTGTTCAGTGTATTCTTTCTTTGCTTCGACAAGTACGTTCAAATTTTCCATTTACATTTTTGTGATACTTTTTATGTTTTGGCTTTACGCAGTTTATTGGCCAACTTTTTGAGGTTCATAAGGTTGGGCAACGTCACATCTTCTTCCTGGGGAACTACTACCGCGGTTGGAGTACTTTTTGATTTCGGTTGTTTCCACGAAACGTATATTTCATTGGGTACGGATATGACAACGACACTGAACCCACCGTGTTCAAGTTGACGTTTGGTGTACTTACTCGCTTTTACGATATCAAAGGTGGGATACCCAAACAGGAACGTTGGTAATTTTAGGAACACCTGAGTTTCACCAAGAGAAGCGGCCGATCGTATTTTACGACAACAATCGTCGTAAATACGCGTATAAATTTCCTTTTTTATCTTGGACCGTTTTTCATCCAGTCGCTGAATTTCCTGTATAGTCAACGCCATTAGAATACGTCTTTAATTTTAGAATCATAATATTTCTCAATGTCCTCAAAGTTACCTGGTCTTTCTTCCGCTACACCTTGGTTTGAAGTGTCAAAAGATTGCGTAAGGGCCGTAATGACTTTACCGTCAAGTACTTCACTGTCTACCCCAAACGCATAAGGGTACCCTCCATCTTTCACCATCATCATGAAACGACACCTGTACAGCACGGAGTCGCGCGGACCTCTCAGTTTATCTATTTTATTGGTTTCAATAACATGTACACACCTGCCAGTTTTCTCACTGACATACGCTTGGGTTGCTGACACCGCAACGGCCACGTCGTCATTGGTTATACCTTTTTCGCCAATTGATTTATATTCACTCAGTGGCTTGTCTGACTTTTGATTAATGCCAGGTACATGTTTGTTGTATCCTGATGTATCAAAAAATCCTTCCTTCTTGTTGGACATGGTATAAACTATAAACAACGCAATCAGACCAATTATGATCAAATCTTCTTTCATTTTATTACTATGTGCGTTTAAAAAAATATAAGAAATTTATTGTGAAAGTTTAGATACTAATGGCCGCTTTACTTATTTATAGTCCCAAGTGCACACATTGTAATGATCTTCTTGAGTACCTGAGAAACACACCAAAGTTACAAACGTTAGTCCAGTTGCACAATGTACACCAAAAAGCTATAGCACCGGAGTACCGAAACAAAATATCCAGGGTGCCAACTTTGCTAACGAAAAACAGTAAAATTTTAGTCGGTGCTGAGATTAGACAATGGTTGGAGTCGTTGTTGCCTTCTGATATATCAAACTGTCCTATTGGATCATCATGCAATATTGCATACAGTATAGATGGTGATGACGGTGATGGCTCGTTCTTTAGTCTTGACAGTTATGGTCAGTCTTTACAACCCGCCATGACCAAAGATTTGGAAGCGAAGATTAGTCGTAACGTCGGTGAAGCGTTTAACAATTATAAAGACTAGCGATACAACTAACACTAATGAAGTTTAAAACGGTCCAAGCTTCTGCCTTTAAGTCGGCCTTTGAAGTTCTTAAGGATATACTCAACGATATAAACGTGTACTTTGACGATAAGGGAATACGTATAACGACCCTTGATACAGCCAGGACCGCCTTGGTTGATTTCAGTCTGTTGGCTGACAATTTCGAGGAGTACACGTGTAAGGAACCGGTTGTAGCTGGTATAAATGTCACCAACACGTTCAAGCTGCTCAAGACGATTTCGAATAATGATATACTGTCGTTTGAAATCAACAACAAGGAAATTCTAGAAATTAAAATTGAAAATGGGAACAAGAAGTCCTGTACCTCGTTCCAGTTGAAACTTCTCGATATAAACGAAGACTTTATCGAAATTCCCAACGTTCCTACATCCGTCACAACGGTGATGCCATCAGTTGATTTTCAGCGTATATGTAGAGACATGAACAACTTGGGACAGGAACTTCGTATTATTCGATCCGGTGAAAAACTCAGTATTCGGTGTGACGGCGACTTTGCTAATCAAGAAACGGTCATAGAATGCAGTGAGAATTACAAAGGATCTATAGAAGGTTTATATTCACTCAAGTACCTAAATTTGTTCACCAAAGCAACCAGCATGTGTTCAACTGTACGTATTGTCCAGGAAGAACAGAACCGGTTTCTTACTCTAAAGTACAATGTCGCTAACCTTGGCGAAATGAATTTTTATATGGCCACTAAAGCATCTGAATAGTTTCATCAGATTTAAACGTGTATGTTTTGTTGAGCAAGTTGGTAATAAGTAAAGTGTTAAATTCCTGAACATCTATGATATCACTGGGTGTTAACGTCTGGTTAAAAAAGTTTTGAAATGGACCCATGGCTTTTTTAACTTTACGAATGACATTCGTAATTTTACCATCGGCTGAAACTGTAATAGCGTTCGTTATAGGTAACATGAACTTGAACCCGTCCGGCTCTTTAGGTGGCCATGTATGGTTCTTATCGCTGGTCAAAAAATTGTACAGTCGACCATTGTGCCAGTACTTTATTTTGAACAGTACGTTGTCCGGTAACCAATCATCATTTTGACGATAGTATCGAGTATAATCGACATAGTGTGTAGCTCCTTCGGTCGTCCAGTAATGCTGCTCATAGTTCCATATTCCGTGTCGTTTTTTAATCGGTTCCTTTTTGTGTGAGTACTTCAACGTTACTTTTATAATTGTATAATTCTTGTGTCGTATAAACCGTTTGTACAAGTTCACAACTGATACAATTTTATTGAAAATATATAGTGAC